TGTCTGGTTGTTAACCACACCGTCCTGTACCGTGTACTGGTTTGGTGATGCCGAACTATTTGATTTGTTTATCGTGTATGGCATTAGTATCCTGTGTTACCACCTGACGTTGTTCCACTCACTGTGTTTGATGTCGACAGTGCTGTTGAACTTGTTTCAGTGAATGTTGTTAGACTTTGAATTCTTAATGTGTAATCTATCTGTATAAGTCTGTTTAATGATTTCTGTACTGGATGGAATATAACATGGGTCAACAGTTTGTTAGTCGATCCGTTCTCCGTACCTTCCCAACTCTTCAATCCTAGTTCGTCAAACACATAGTCGCCATTGAAATCTGTTGTGTTGTCGAATGCCGCCTGTCCTGTTGGCTCACCGTAGTCCAGTGTGCAAGTGACAACGATATCAGTGTACTTGTTGCCCGCAGTGTGCCTCACTTCCATCTTGTTCCTTGTGGTGTCTTTGTTGGTGGCAGAGTTGTCATCTATCACCTTGTAATAAGTCTGGTTGTACAATGTGGCGTTAGTGCCTGTTGAGTTTGGTGTGAGATAAGTGATTATACCTGTGGGGTCAACACTCGTACCACCATTGCCCAATGCAATCTCATGCACGAAGCCTGTAGATTTGTTCGCCAAACTGTTAGCCAATGCCTGAGACATGTTTTCGTAGTGTATCGCATTTCTTTTGTCTACTATAATTTCACCTGTCTCTGGATCTGAAATCTTGATATGCCCCGTCATCATAACACCCGTGTTATCCTGAGGCTTTTTGTTCTCTTCTTTTGCTTCTGTTGGTTTGTTGTCCTGTGTCATCTAGTGTATTTATTCAGGTGCGTTTGTGGGCTCATTAGCAATGAATTTAGCCTGTTGAGTCGTTGAAGCCTGTAATCCCTTACCGTCCGCTGGATTACCATCTTTTGCCGTGTACCAAACCTGTCCTTTCTTGTGTAATACTTTTATCTGTGTTCCCGAAGCGGGTGCTGTGCTCAATGTCACAGCGGTCGTGCTTCCGTCCACGGAATAGTTGATAGTTGATCCATCCTCGCTAGTGAGCAACAATCGTTGGCCACCAATGAATATGTCTAACTCACTAGCGGATGATGGTGCTTGTGATAGTGCGAATGTCAGTGTGCTACCGTCACCTGTGAAGGTGTTAGTGTACACAGTGTCCGCATAAGGGATGGTTTGAGTACCAGACGCATCTATCACTTCCGTGCCTGATCCATGCTCCTTAATTCCTGTACCAAGTGTTCCACGTCTTAGTTGTCCCAACGTGTTACCTGATTTCGTAAAGTATTCTATTCTCTCTTTGTCTATGAATATGACACCAGGGAGGTTTGCAGATGCGTTTGGTGTTGATAGCACACTCGCATCTTCTACTGTTATGGTCTGTGTTCCTGCAGTCATATCTACTGTTAATTTTGTTGTTCCTGTTTTACTAATACGTTTGTAGAACGTTCTATTCATCATGTCCTTGAATATCCTGAATCCCGTGGCACCCGTCGCTGATTCTAAAGCGAAGTACATAACATCAAGTCTGTCTGATGATGTTATTGTTTTGCCGACCACGGTAATTGTGTTGCCACTCGCTGTGTAGTCTGATCCCTGTACCAATTGCTCACCATTTAACCATACATATGTGTATCCTGCGTTCAGGGTGTCGAACCTTAATTTGAACACACCGCTCGGTCTTCCTTCGAGAACTTCTCTTCTTTGTTTCATTCCCAATGCATTATTGAACGTAGTCACGGACAATACATCACTTGCACTTAAACTATAAGGTGATGTTATCGCACTCGGAACTAAAATTATGTCTGTGCCTTCGTTGTAATACTGATTATCTACTAACGTTGATATGCAGATCACATCTGTCGAAGTAGGCACCGATGCTGTTACAAATTCGATGTTTTGATTTCCAATGTCCACAGTGTAGTCAGTGTTCAGATCTTTTTTGGTGCCGTTCACAAACACCTGTACCTGGCTTGCTGTTGTGATTGTCTTGGCTGGATCAACTGTTGAATCATCTTCCAGTCCTGACACCACACCATACGTGTAAGTGCTTCCGTCACCCACGTAGTATGTGTTGTCCGGTCCACGTAGCACCCTTCCGTTCACTTCTACAGTTGTAAGTCCTGAGAATGGTCCTATGGCACCAGGTGGATATGTCAGCGTGTGTCTGTTTGTCGAACCATCATACGTTATGGTTTGATTTCTAACACTTGCATAACTTCTTGTAGATGTTGTGGATTTGTTGAATCCGGCGACCTGTATGTAAGAACTTGCCGCTGGTGCTGAATCAAATATCACTGTGATCGTGTTGGCCGCAGTCGTTGTGGTGTATGCAGTGGTTGGCACTCCGTCTATTGTAACGTACATGTCAGAGGACGTTGAATCTAGATTGAATTCTCCCCTTGTTGACGTCAAGAAAGTTGTTGTGCTACCGTCACCCGTGAACGTGTTTAGCACTCTGTAATTCTCTCCCGATATTGCAAACACCTTTGTAGATATGACGCTGTTGTTTGCAGGCGCAGATGTAAATGTGATTGTTTTGTTAGCAACGTCAACGGAATAGTTTGTTGTGAGTTTTTGCACAACACCATCTATTGACACAGTGACCGATCCCAATGTCCCTGGATAATCTCCAATGCTGTATGTCGTTGTGCTTCCATTACCCCTGTGGTTCATCTCACTTATAAATGGCACACCTGATTCTGGTGATGTGTAAACCTTGATGTCTAACGTGTCAAATAGTTGTCCTGGAACAACCTCTTCTGGAGCGTAACTTGTGTCTGGTGTAACAAAACCGTCACCCTCTAATACTATGTCACTTGGTGCATGGCCCAGTGCCGATGTGAACAGGCCGCCTTTGACTATGGAATCTAGTGTCCTGTCATCTGTTGGTGTAAGCACGCCGTCGTCGTCGAACGGTATGAACTCTACCAATGCGTTTTCCTCTGGTGTCTCACTTATTGTAAATGTTGCAGTTGAACCATCGCCCCTTACCACATCTGATAATTTTTTACGTGTGCTGTCATCCTGTGTCAGGTAAACTTGGTAAACATCAGTCGATGCCGGCGCAATGTCAAACGTGTATGATGATGTAGATCCGTCTGCTCTGAATGCCTTGATCCTCGAATCTCCGTAGTTGTCCCATGGGAAGTCATACCAGCCCGATTTGTCCCAACCGGCTTCCTGATTGAATAATAAACCAGTGACCATTGTTCCACCGTAGTCCACGCCCGTCATCACTTGATCCAGTTCATTGCCTGGCATTCCAGATCCTGGCGTGTAGAAACCTTTGGTCCTGTCCGCGGCAGTGAGTCCTGTCTCGTCGCCGTATACCTTGTAAACACTTCCAATGTTGTCATCGAAGTTGGTACTTGACGTGAATGCGTTCGTCACTTTGTAGAGTTGATTGTTGTATCTCAATAGGTCATTGTAGGCGTACGCCGTTGATGCCGCCCAATCAACCACACGTGAAGTGCTTGATACCCTGTCAAATTTTATAGTTGTGTCAAAATCCCTTACGAGATCATTGTTCAAGTTTGCGTAGGCCTTGGCTGTGTCTGTTGGTGTTGTTCCGTCCGTCTTACCTCCTGATAGCATAACAGTAGGTGTTGCTGTGTAGTTCGCACCTATGCCTGTGACATTTATTTTTGTCACTGCACCGTCTTGTATGATGGCAGTGGCAGTTGCCGCCGTGGTGTCTGGCGTCACGTACATCTTGAAAGTGCCTGACTTGTCGCTCTCCGACTCCCTGACCGATGCTGTTGGGCCATAGAACTTGTCTGTGTAGCCATCAAATGTGTAGGTCTTGACCGTGCCCGAACCTGAATTCTGTGTGTCGTATATTTGCGCCTGTTTTTCGCTGGTGAACAACGGGTAGTAGTAACCAAACTGTCCACTTGTGGCACCTGAACTACTGGTGGCCTGTATCTGGAACGGTCCTGTTGATCCTGTCGTCCCACCAACTATGGTCACCGTTGGGGCAACCTCGTATCCTGAACCACCTGCTATGACGGTTATCGATTGAACGTACTTCTTGTGGTAGTCATACCACATCTGGTATGGGTACTCTGTCAATTTCGCTGTGTCTGAATCAACGTTCAAACTCCTGATCTTGCCTGTCGTGGCATCATAGAAAGTGGGGTTGTCAAAGTCCGAGAATATACCGTCCTGCGTTTCCGTCTTGTCATAACCCAGTTTGTATTCCCTCAATTTTGTATGGAAAGGTTTCACCTCGTTGACGTAACTCTCTATCCAACTGTCCGTACCTGTGGTGTATGTCTTCCTTTGATCTAACTGTCTTACACTGTTCTTGGCGTTTATGAATGACGTCTTGAACATCCAGTCCACATACGTCTGTTCAGAAAGTACCTTTCGTAATCCTGTGAAGAACAATGTGTTGTATTCGCCTGCTAGGTCATTGATGAACAGGTCATCTCTCAATGCAGTCAACACTTTCCTGGTTTCCGTGCTTGGTTCCTGGTCAAAGAAGTTGTCATCGAAGTTGTCCTGTCCTGCGAATCCCGATGCATCTTGGCTGTAGTCGTAGAGTTTAGTGCTCAACCGGATGGTTCCGTTCTCTGTCCCAACGTTTTCCCATCCTGTGGCAGTCTTCATGAACAGTTTCCATCCACCGGTGTCCGCGCTTGTCACTTTGACATGTTTGCCTATCGCAATGTCTAGTGTGTCAAGTTCGTACTGGTACGTTACCTGCTTGTCTATCTTGGTGTTCTCATCATGCACCATGTCTCCGTCTGTCTTGTACCAATCCGTGTAACTCCAGTATGTAGAAGTGTTGTAGGTTTGTATCTTGGTCCTGGACCATTCCGTGCCATCCCAGGTGTATATCGCCCAATAGTTGTTGGCTGTCTCATCTGCCTTGACCAAGTAATTCACTGTTCCTGAAAGATCTGCTGTGTTTATGTAAGTCAAGTCAGCATATGTTTGCACCGAAGCGTCCCATTCGCCACTCTGTGCTGTGGGTTCCGGATCTTGGGAATCCAGGTTTGTTAGATTGACCTGTCCCACCAATTGATTTTTCTTGAGCACACCGTTTGCGTAATCTATGATCTCTTTCAGGGCATCATACCTGTCAACATACCAACTCTGTCTTGGTCTGATGTTGTTGCCGTATCTCTCGTTCAACGGAAGATTTAAATCTGGTACTACGTCACCCGCAGAATTTTTACCTATCAATGAATCCCACCAACGTGTCTCTATCTGGTGTCCTGGCCTGTAGTCAGCATCGCCTTCCCTGACCAATTTCCAAACACTGTGTGAATCTCCCTCGAATGTGTTTGTTCTTATATCCACATTAAGCACTACATCGCTGTTGGTTAAATTTGAAACATTGTTCAATAGTAATTTGTTAGTGTCTGTGATGGAATAATACTTGTAATCAAATACCCTAGGATTTGTGATCAGGTTGGCAACGAAAGCCACTGTGTTCTTCCTGTCTGACCTGTTTACGGGCAGTGTCGTCTTGCCTTTGACCCAGTAGTAATAAAAATTCACAAAACGGTCCAGTCGTGAATCATACTTCTGTACCACTGTGTAATTTGAGTCATCGCCGTACAGTGCGGTTCCTGATATCGTCGATCCTGTGCCCTCTACCCTGTTGTTCCACTCGCTTGGAAGTAGACGGGATTCAACCCATTCGTACACATCTATGCTTGAACCCGGGAACGTCTGTCCCCAATGATTGTGTTTGTATTCCTGCGTGTCTTGTTCGTACCACAACCATTTGACTGTTGATAGATCCCACCATACCTCTCCTACGTGTGCCTCCGCCCAAGGTGTTTTGAGGTTCGCTTTGTCTCCCACATTGTAGGTCGCTGGATCCCAAGCAGTCTTGATGTCAATCTCCCTGTCTGCGATACCCAGTATCCTGCCCTTGATGGGATCATATAGGTCATAGTAGTCTCGTAATTGTTTCGTCTTTTTATTGAATTCAAAAACTTTGCCCAGTTTTTCCGTGTCCATTAACGCCGATTCAGTAACTAGGTTCTTCCAAGCGTATTCTCTATTCACCGTGAGATCGTAACACGAGACAGTGCCATCGTTTACCACCTTGGTGCTTCCGTCTGATGTTGTGTTGCCGTCGTCTTTCGGTGCACCAACGAAAACTGAATTGTCGATCATGCAAACACCTCTACCAAAGTCATCGTTTGCTGTCACATTGTCTGCAATTAGTCTGTCATCCACGACAAATTTAGTGTTATACATGGTTGCCGTGAACGCCCCTCCGGATCCTGTGTTGCTGTCAACTATGGTAGTGTCCTGCAAGTCAAAAGTCGTCTCTCCCGCGTCAAATTTCATTTCCCTAGAGCTCGCGAAATTTTCAGCACCTATCACTACCCTTGTGCCGTCGTCGTTGATGTCTAAAGTTGTACCGAACTTCATGTTGGTGCTTGATTCAGGGGCACTTATGGTCTGTTGTAGTGTGTAGGTATTTGACGAGTCATCTGCGTTCCATTTGTAGTAGTAAACGGATCCTGCGTCTGGATGTGCTGTGCCATCAACCCCCGGTGCACCTATGATAAGTGTTGTGCCATCTTTGCTCATTGCCATGGCTTCACCAAATGCTGTGTTTATACTTGAACCATCTGACTCCACGCCTGTTATGGTCTGTGCCAGTGCGAATGAATTCTGTGTGCTTCCATCATTGCTCTGTGATGTCTTTATGAATATCTCTACCTTGCCTGCGTTGCCCGGTGCCACGGAACTGACGGCAAGTATGTCTCCGTTGTCATTGGCCTGTATCCTGTGTCCAAATCTCTGTCCTGAACCACCCGCTGGTGCCTCTATGGTGTAGTCCTGTGTCCAGGTGTCATACGTTGAACCGTCTGCACCCACTCCCCAAGTGTACATGTACACCCTGCCACGATCATTGTCATGCCCTGGTGCGGAAACGAACATGTATTTGTCTGCCGTTGTCCTTGTAGATGTGATCCCAGGTTCTGAAATTTTGTGTGCCCATCCAAAGTTGGCGTTCTCATTCAACGTTGATCCATCAGTTGGTGCCCTCACTGTGTCAAGTATACCATACTTGAATGTGCTTGGATCCCATAGGTAAATTTTAATCAGTCCCGAGTCGATGAATCTAGTGCTTCCGTCGGCTCCTACCGCATTGGTATATGGTGCTCCTGCCACCACAAAGTTCTCATCAGTACTGATCGAAAGAGACTCACCCAATCTGCTGGTGTTGTCATCATTGTCGGTCATAGTGACCGTTGCCTGTGTCTGTAGGGTGGTTCCTGCCTCTGTTGAACTTCTGAACAGGAAGTGTACCTCACCTTGTCCCTTGCCAGGCGCAGATGCTATCACCGTCCTGCCGTCATTACGTGCCACGATCCTGTGACCAAACTCCTGTTCCGCCGTGCTGGCGTCTGGTGATAATACCAATCCTGTGGTGTATGGATCCTGTTTCTCGTACACACGCCACAGTCCTGAACTGTCCGCATCCGCGAACACCTTGTCTCCTGGCTGTCCTATTGCGTCATCCTTGTCTGTATAGTCCTCAAAATCTATTAGGTCGTTGACGTTGTCCATCGACGCCAGTCTCACAGAAACGAACTTGTATATGTTTCCATAACTGTCTGCCGTTGACCCGTCCTCAAGTGCTGGTATGAATCCCACATTGCCATCGTAATCTATGATCACCGTCTTGTGGTCTGGTGTTGCAATGACCTGGTACACGCCGTTCAGTGTAGATTCCTCACTGTTTGATATGCCGAAGTAGTCCGCTTGTGTGGTTGTTGAACCTGCCGTCAAGTTGTGGGAGCCTGTGAAAGTGATCTCCAACTGTGAGGCATCGTTGATCAATTGTAGATCCGCTATCTTTATGCCAGCACTGGTGATCCTGAACACGTCCCAGTCAAGGTTGCTCTTGTTGGCAACCCATATCAGGTCATTGGTCGTTATGGCATTCATGTCCAAATCAAGGATCTCGTCTATGTTGAACGCAGTGTGTTGGACCTGTTGCAGTTGTGGATACCCTGCGGTCTTGAACACCTGTGCCGTGTCCCTGCTGACACCTTCCTTGGTGTAGTCCAATCTCTTGAATGTTGTTGACGCAGTGTACTCAACTGGCTTGTAGTAGAAGTTGTCCTTGGCTATGGCATCCGATCTAGCGTACTCTACCGTGTCATTGGATGTGTCCAACAACTCTATGCTCTGTGGATCTGCCTTTATCTCGTCGTCTTTCAATGTGATCTGTATGTTCTCTATGGAATCTGTGTTACCAAAGTTACCGGTACGTATCATCCATTCCGGATAAAGGTCAAGCGTGATGTCCTCGTCCTCGTACTTGGCCTTCAGGATCCTGTCTATGGCGTTCTGTGTGCCCTTCTCCCTGATGTAGCCTTGGTAGAACTTGTACTGCGAAACATCATTGACGAAAAGGTTCTCTAGGTAATCTCTGCTCTGATATCCTGTTAATCTCTGTGCCAACTGCTGTTGAGATTCGTCGAAGTTGTTGGTCTCCAACTCATAGAAGTCATTGAACTGTGCTATCTTGTACTCGAAGTTGGGTATCAACTGTGGTGCTGGTTTCTCATCTTTGAGTGTCCAATTGGTTTTCTCAAAAGTGGCACCCGAGTTGTGATTGGTTTTTGCCACGTAGAACTTGCCTTGGTGCTCCACGCTGTCGCCGATCCTGTAGTCCGTGTTGGCAGTCCAGTATGTGACCTGTGCGGCGTCAAACACGAAGCCAGGTGCGTAGTAGTCTCCATTCCATCCTGCTGTCTTCCAACCGACCAGTTTCAGTCTCTGTTGCCTGAATCCTGTGAATGGATCATAAATGATGTCAGCGAACACAGTGTTGTTGTCGAACAACAGTACGTGTTCCTTCTGTACGGTGTTCAGTGCTATGTTGTACAGTCCAACAGTGTCGGACTTGATCCCCAGTTCAAAAGTCTTGCCAATTCTTTTGGTTGATAACTCACTAATGTCAATCTTCCTACCTCCCGAATCCAACAATGAGTAGTCACCTGCCAGGTTCCTCAGTTTCCCCACTATGCTGTTGTTGGTGTCCAGTTCGAAACCATCCGCGGCCGGGGAAACGGTTATCGCTGATCCTGGAGCCCATTCCTGTGTGGTCCAGAACAAGAACTCTCTGACTGCGTTTGACCAGTTCAGTGTTTCTTTAAGTTCGTTTGAGAAATTATTGAATCGGAATCCCTGTGATTCCAACCAGTGTCCGTACCCAAATAGGAAGTCCGCAACGTCCTGTATGGTGTTGAACACATGACCATAGGGTATGGTCTGTGTGGTTTCTTGGTATGCAGTGTATTGCTCGACTACTGTCGACCCCTCGGTCGATACCGCTGTTGCCGTTGTGGTCTTGACCGGATAATTGAAATTGAAGTAAGGTTTGGTTGTGCTGTAACCTAATATTTTGTATCCGCCCAATACGGTAGAACCATCCTGACTGATATCTGTGTTCTTCTCTATCAACACACCAGAGTATTGGAAACTATCAACCGGATTCGATGTCCTGAAGAGTATCTTGTAGTTCTCGTCTGGTATGAATTTTGAACCAGATTTAGAACCTGGTGACACACTGTCAGTAAGAATTTTTATGTTGTCCTTGTCCGTGAATCCACCCAACTTGTATGCCAACTGCACAGACAGGTTCTTCATCTTGTCATAGTAGAAAGTTTTGGTATCTAGGTTCCTCGATATCAGGTAGTTGACCACAAAAGGTTGGTATCCCGCTGTTTGGTATCTGGTTGTCACGTCCGTTAACAAATTTGTTTCTGTCTCCAGGTGATATTTTGCTGTTGCCAGTGTTTTCCTTATGCCCGTTTCGGTGTATATTTGATTTCCAGCAACGTTGGTTGTCAACCTTGATGGATCAAAAAAGTTAGAGAAGAATTTTGCCGGCTTGGTCAGCGCCAGAGTTTTCATCACCGTGAACGGGTAAGCACTCGACCTCCTCCATGACGTCTCCGCTGGTGCTTGATCACCGAACTTCCAGGCGTTCTGTCTTCCCGGTATGTCAAAGTTGTCAACAAGTCCAGCCGCCAATGGATCTAGTAGGTTACCTGATGCGTCAACAGGTATGTAATCCCTGATCGAAGGTTTGCCGTATCTGCCAGGTTCCGTTGCTATGGCATTCCATAGTACATCATTACCTGATGTGTATGGAGCAGTTCCGTAAGTGTCGTCCCAGTCTGTGGGCTTCTCCGAATGACCCAGCATCTCCCATGGTCTCACGTGTGGAGCGTCCGTGTCGTAGAAATATTTGTAAATTCCCCTCCAGTGTCCAGGTAGGTTCTCACCTATCAGTCTGCCTTTTGACTTGGCGTAGTTGTACGTGAATGGTGATCCTTCTGAGAACACCGTGTTGTTGATGTACTGGACGTTGTTGCGACCCGCCCACTGATAGAAATCTGGTCCCATCACGCTGTCCACTTCTTGTATGTTGTATTCTGTTGATGCGAACGCACTAGGTGAAACATCATGTATGTCAATCAAAGCGGCATCGTAGGTGACTTTTATGTTGTTGTAGATTCTTTTTTCTAGTTCCAGTATCAATGCATCACGCTCGTCGCCGTATGCCTTGATTATCGAACCATCGTGCTTCCTGATAACAGCGGTATCAATCAAATAGGTTGTGTCTGTGAACACTTCAGGAGTGAACTTGGGATACATTCCCAGTTTGGTGGGTGACGGTGGCATGTAACTGCCTGTGGTGTCCGCATAATCCTTTATAACGATCTTGTCGCCCTCTGCTAAAGCTCTGGTGATGCTAACGCTATCGTCTGTTGTGCTGAAAGTGTAATCTGTGCCCAACAACAACTGCACACCATTCAGGTACACATAGACCGCCCTGTTGCTCAAAGAGGTAATGTCGTGTTGTGAGTCCAGTGCATAGTCTGTCTGTGATGCACCCATCACTGTGTATGATCTAGTCGATACGTTTTCTCCCCAACCCACCATGTCCTCGTAGAAGAACGGGAAGGTGTTGTTCCTGCCTGGGGTGATGGCTGTGATTATCTCGTCAACCCTGTCCGCGGCCACTCCCTCATATGCTGTGCCTGTAGCATGGGTAAGGAATGCGTTGTACCATTTCTCATACTCCTGGTTCACATAATCCGTTGCTGTGAAGAAGTTGCTTTCCTGGTCTATGGTACCAAAAATAGCAGGGAGCAATGGTGCCTCGTGCTGATGTATGCTACCACCTTTCAATCTCGCATCTGGTTTGTCCCTCAGATTTGAAATGCCAGGTATGGCCCCGGTGACATCCTGATTCTTTGCAAAGATGTCTTTGACATGGTTCAATATCTGACCAAACGTGAATGTGCCCAACTGTTGGTTGAGACTGTTGGTTGCAAGATTTTCCGGTATCTCGTAGATGCCTTTGTTGGCAACTTTGTCGACACTGCTGTGTGCGGCTATCCTGATCTGATCGTTTACTTCCAATGCCTTGTTGAATTTCACGTATTTGTTTTTTGTTCCGGTCTCTAGTGTGTAATCTGTTGTGAGTGTTTTCCTAGAACCATTGACAGATACAGACACCTCGAGATCTGTTAGGTCCGCTGAATCCTTGTAGAAGTCTACGGGAAACAACTGTTTCTCTGTTGCGTCAACAATGAATGTACGTATCACACGCTGTTTACTTTCCGCGGTCCTTTTTATCCAAGCACCACGTGAATTGTGTGTTGACCTACCTGTCGTGTAGTGTAGGTGTCCCTCGGCCAAGTTCTTTGTGATCGTGGTCGTTCCGCTCTTGTACGTAAATGTTCCGGAAGTGTGGTCCGACTCGAAGACTATGTCTCCCACGTTGTTGATGGTGTTGTACTTGACCTTGATCCCCAGTACAGTGTCCGTTGTGGCAGTGTCTGATGTTGCAAAAGCAAAAACCTTTGCTCCCGTGAATGTTGAATTTGGATAGGTTGTTGCATCATCGAATGGTGTGTGATCGTTGTCGAACATGGCAAACAATGGTTGTTGATTTACTCCTGTCTTCTCCTGGGCTTCTATGAAAGATTCTGTGGTGCCGTCATAACGGAAAGTTTTGCCTTGATTCGTTGTTCCGAACTCGATGAAGATTGAATCATTGTCCACTGGTGTGGTGTCCGATGCCTCTGTTAGATTTATGACCTGTGTGCTGTCGCCCGCTGTGACGAAGTTGACATCGTATATCTTGTCCTTTACCGTGGGATCTGTGTCTGCCGCGAACACGACCCTCATTCCGTCAGCAAGTGCCAGTCCGTCGATGATGTAACCGGTCTGTCTGACCACTGTGCTGAATGCATCTGTTGTGACTGTGTCATAGAGCGTAACGGATTTCTTGGCCACTGTGCCATGATTGTACAGTGCAAGTCCAGAGTCGAACTCTATTATGGGTCTCTTGGCCCTGTCGTCTTCGTTCAGTGTTGGAGTGAATCCACTTACCCTCGCGGTCTCCTCTATGATGGATCTATGGAACCATCTGTTGTATCTCGACCAAGCGTTGCGATCTTGTGAATCCCTCTTGATCGTTATGTAATCTTTATTCTCTGGTGTGTAATATGCCTTGGCGTATGGTCGTGAATCGTATCCTGCCTGATCATACAGTATGGTTGACTCTGTAGCATAACTGCCAGGTGTGATCAGATCCTCGACATCTGTGAGCGTTATGGCATCACCCACGCCCTCCACGTAGTATTCCTTGTTCTGATACGCTGTGGCCACCAATGAATTGGTGAACTTGATCTTCATACCATTTGATAAATCCAAAGTTCTCAAACTGTAATTTTTTGCTCCAACAATATCGTCCTCCACATTGATTGAAGTAGTGCTGGTGGCATCTTTTATCTGTAGTATGCCGTACATGGCGTCATGGTTGCCACACTGGTAATATAAAGTGTCTGGCGCACCCGTCGTGGGCACGGTGAATGTGACCGTTCCCTCATCAGCACCGTTGTTTGTGACACCTGTGTCAAATATGGTAGAAGTTGAACCATCGACAGAAACCTTGCTCTTGTAGGGCTCGGTCATTATCCAGAACGGATGTCCTTTTGCGTTCACATCAAACTTGTATGTGTTTCCCCTGTAGAGGGTCAGTATGGGATTGTTCTCGTTCTCCCTGTGTGTGAACTCATAGGCCGACTGGCTGTTGTTTGTGACACTGTATTCCACTACCGCATTTGGGCCAACTGAATCTATCTCGATGGCTCCTGGACCATCCGGCATCCAGTAGTACTCCCTGTAGTTCACCAGTTTGTCGTAGTCTATGGCCGGGTTCCAACTGTACACGGTCTCCTTGTTGAGCCTGTCGTGGTTGTTGATCTTGCCTCCCAGGTACTTGATCTGATTTATGTAGTCGTCATAGGTACCTGTGAACTTGACCTGGTCCTCGGGATTCACAGATGTCGTGTCCCTGTCCGTGTAGGTCACAGCAGGTTCTAACTGATATGCGAACCTGTCCCTGCTTGTGGCAGTGATGTATCTGTCACTGACTTTCCTAGTGTAGGCATCTTGCCTTCCAATATAACCGTCTAACCTCTCCAATGCGCCTTTCTGTACCAAAGGATCCATGGTGCTGGCCAGGAACCGCTGGTTGGCGTCAGTCCTGTAGAATGCCGGAAGGTGTTGTACCGTACGTCTGTACTCGTTGTTGCCCTGCTTGACAACTTCGTTATTGGTTAATGCGTTTGTGGGATTGTCCGCCATTAGTATCCTGCCCCACTACTGCCGGTGCTTGAACCGGAACCTGTTGTAGTAGAGCCTGACACTGCTGATCCTGTCGTGGTGTTGGTCGTGGCAGTTGATGTTGATGTGACCACAGTGCCGGATGCCGCCAATTGGTTGGCTCCCAGTGCTGTTATGATTGACACATCATCAACGGTGGCCCCACTGATGAAAATCTCGTCCGCCGCCGAGTCAAGTTGGAACAAGGACCCAAAACCCTGTCCTGACTGGTTGGGCACAATAACCGCAGTCAGTAAGTCTGGTGCAAGTTCGTTGTGTATGTAAGCGGCCAATTCTGTGAAGTAGAAAGTGTCTCCGAAATCCCAGTTGTCCAATGCGAAGAATTCGTTTATGGCACTGATCACCCTGGTCTTGATCACTGCGTCTGACACATTGGTCTTTGGATTTTTAACAACTTTGAATGTTGCCTGTAACTGTTCTTCTGCGTTCGAGCCAAAAAGTATCTTGTATTTGACAGGATGATATATTATCTGATCTGACAATGATTTCAATGGGTTTAGTGTGCCCGAGTAATTGATCCTTAACTGGTCTGCTGTGGACACAGTTGGTTTACTTCCACCTTCCTGCAACCAGATCCTGAACAGGTTGTCGTATGTCCTTTCTAGCAAGTAAACGTCAACTATGTTTGAAACACTGGGATCTATCCTTGTCTCCTGACCTGCATGGTGTTTGTATTGGAAGTTTATCGAACTCCTACCTCTCCTAGCGACATAATCCGTGGTCGTGCTCAAAGTGTTGGTTGTAGAACTGTAACTTTTTATTACGTCCTCAGCACTGTCATAGAAGTAAAATAGTTGCCCATCTGTGTAAGTCGACGTGTTTAAATTTATGTCTGTTTCATTTTCAGCAACAACGAAGTTGGTTGATGCATATGGTCTGAATCTCTCAATGTTGTCATAGGACGTGTACTTCTCGAAGAACACGAATTTTGTGGATTCCGATAGAGTGGGTTCTACGAATATGTCAAAAAGTTCTGGATTGTCAACCACACCGTCGTCGTCTGCATCAAAGAAACCAACTTTAACTTTCCTGTTGTCCTGGAAACCGTCTGCCTCTGTGACCACGTCAACCACCTGCCATGTGATGGGATATCCAACACTGTTGCCTGATGAAACAATGCTGTTTGTTTTAAGTATTTTCACTGTGTCCTTGACACTCCTGCCTGTGGTGTAGTCATAAATTTTCTCTTCCACATCATAGTGGAACTTGTTCTGAGACTCTGATTCAAAAATGTAGTCCAGTTTCCTGTACTGCACTGTGTAGGTGTTACCGTCGTTGGTGAATTTGAACCACCAACTGGCGTCAGAATTTGTTCCTGCTGTGGATCCTGCACTTGCAAGGTCGAACACTGTGCTTGTGCTGAGGTTGGTTGATGTGATAACTTTCCATGTCTCTGAATCAACATCATATCTCAACCCGAACTCTTCGTATGCCTCTATCCTGTCTTGTAAATCTGTTTCTAGAGTTGATGAAAATGAAGTTGTGAAATTAGGTATTATAGCGTTGACCACAGATCCGTTTGGTATAATGTCTGACAGAGTCACAGGACCAACCCCTGACTCTAGATTTCCTAATCCACCGTTGGCTCCATCTAACACAACATCTCCGATCTTGGCCCATGCCCTGTCTTCCGCGTTGTCCGTGGATGATGTGACCAATGTACCGTTCAGGAACTTCCTTGTGTCTGGCGATGTGAATTTGATTAAAGCACCCGGCTTCGCGAATTTCATGTTTGAAGTTGCAGAATCTCCTATCACCAACGCACCACCAGATGTAAAATAACCCGTGTTGGTGTTGGTGGAAGTTGTTGTTGAATTCCATGTTGCCGAGAGTGTGCTGGCATCCTTCGTGCCGTACTTCAGGTAGTAAAACTGTCTGGCATACGCTTCCTTAAGTTTCGCTTCAACGGATGAATCTATAGTTGACTGTATGTCACTCCTGTTGTTGAAAGTGAACGTGAACTGCTGTACACTTTCCTCCCTGTATAATATTCCGTCTTCTGCGAACACACTTACATTTGAGTATGCACCCGTTGGATCCAGTATCTCTTTGGCCCTCGATATGCCTGATGCTGATCTGTTGACAGATCTAACTTTGACGATTTCCTGTGACGCACTCAAAGGTACCACTTGGTAGTCCTCTGCTGTGATCATCCTGTTCTGTGAATAATAAACCTGAGACGCTTTCTCCTTGATTGAATCATTGGATTCCGTGGCCGCTGAATTGTAGACACTGGCCTTGAGGCTCACACTCATGGTCAAACTCTGCTGTGCACCGTTGGCGTCCGTGTATGGCACGGTCAACTGTATGTTCTGCATGTCCGACGACTGTATCGCATACTTGGCGTTGTCGCTGACCCTGTAGTAGGTCCTGAAGTTGCCCAGAGGTATGTTCGAGAAGTTGCCATCTCCAAACACAAGATCTATCGCATCGTTGTTTTTGGTTACCACATTGTATGTGTTCCTCTCTGCCTTTGACAGAGAATTGTAAATCGCATTGTTTCCTGACAGTGATGGCACCTTGGTCCATGACTCTGCCAACTGTCCAAACTGGTCCAACTTGTAAAGCCACACATCAGAATTGTTTATATTGGACGTTTCAAAACTTTTCACATAGTTCGTGATCGCTGTGTCCACAGTGAACTCTTGGTTCTGCATCGTTCCCTGTTTGAACAGGAAGAAGAATCCTGTGTTGTTGGAACTGTCCCCAGAACCATCTGTCCTGTATGTGTATGTCAGTCCTGTTCCTGGCACTGGTGAAGATTCGTATATGCTGTCTGAATCTGTTATGGTGCTGGGCACTATCTCGAATGATCTGGACACGCCTCCCACTGACTTCTGGAACTTGAATATTGGTAGATCCAACTGATTGGAACTTAAAGTGTATACCTCTGTGGTGATGCCACCTATGGTGCCTGACTCCCTTGGATTGCCAAACAGTTGTCCAGTCTGGTTTGCCGCGTTCAGTATCGCAGTGAACTGCTCCCTGTAGTTTGAGTTAGCCGAGTCATTCCATATGATGTTTGAATTTGCCAGGTTCGTTCCCGAACTGTCCTGCACGTCCTGTGTTGTGGATATAGAATCTATCTTTAACATTCCTGTCGCTGGTTGATTCCTCTTGGCGTTGTAGTTGATCAACCTCGCCAATCTTAGGACACTGTTCCTTCTCTCCGCTGTCTCCAGGAAGTTCTCCCTGGCGTTCAGGTCAACCCTGAAACTTAATGCCTGTGCGATGTAGGCTATGAGATCTATCAGTGCCACGTACTCAGAACTCTCAACGAAATCGTTGAAATCATCCGGGTAGTTCTCCTTCAGATACGCTACCATGGTCCTTCTCAGGGTCTCGAAGTCGTAAGATTTGAAGTCGGCCTGTTGGAAAGCCTGGTAGATCTTCCTCCAATCTTCCGCTACTAATAATCTGTTCTGTCTATCTGTTGTGGCCATTGTAATTACAACGGTATTTATGTGTTAGGAAATGTGCGTATATTAAGATAGACGCAGTAGTGAGTTCTCGTCGAAGTTGAATCGCAGTTTCTCTGTAATGTTCAGTGGAACATAGGTTATAGTGGCCTGTATGGCTATGCCCTTGTCCGCTTCCGTGACCAAGATCTCTTCCGTGCTTATACGTGGATCTGCGTTCAAATTGGCAGTGATGTCCTCTACAATGGCGTCTTTGAGTTGCTCTGTGAATGGCTCAAATATGGCGTCATATATGATGGTGCCGAACTCTGGGTTCTCGACCCTCTCTCCCTTGCGCACCGATAACCTGTTGATCAGGTCCTGCTTGGCCACCTCGAAGTCATACAGTTTGAAGTTCTGACGGTCCGCACGTGAACTGAAACCCTTGAAGGTCACCGTTTTGTTTGATAGGTCTCCTGATCCTGAATCTCCGTATGCCATATGCTATATTTACGCTATGTCGTCCTTGTCCCTACCACCCACCGGTCTGGTGTATGGCTCATGGGTTGGAAATACATCTTTACTTTTATTGGTTTTGTAATCCACCACTGTGGTTTTTGTTTTCCTTGTGTTTTTAGTGCCATTATTAAATGGCTGTACTGCCACGATGTCCTCGTTCTCAACTGTGACTATACCAACTTTATTACTGTTGGGTTTCAGCCACGAAGGTCCCCATGATTTCCTTGCACTCACACTGTTGAAGTGTACTTGTGAACCTGCGAGGTCAATCCTGCCTCCGGCACCGTGTAACTGTGTTCCGTCAGTGTATGACGATATGCCATCTCTGGCATAATGCCTCACACTGCCTTCCTGCGATGCGTTCAGTATTCCTGATTCTCCCATCACGTACACATATTTTTCTGCACTGATGGCCACATCCTTCTCTGCGTTGAATCTAATTTTTTCTTTTGCATGGAAGTTGATATTCTTATCAGAATGTAAATTGAAATCTCCTTCGGTACGCATACTGATTCCCCTATTGGAATACATGCTTATTCTACCTGCCTTGTCCATCTCTATCCATGAATTGCCCGAACCATTGGCTATGTACACCGTACCTTCTGTGTCATGCATCAATATCTGATGACCGCTCGCTGTCCTTATTCTAGTAAGTTGGTTGTCACCGCCTATATCTCCGTCGTCCATGACGAAACTGTGTCCTGGGTTCCTGTCAGTCCTCACGGGAGAGTTGTCTAGTCCTATGTTCAGCAATCTCGAGTCATCACGTATACTGCCTGGTGTGTTGATTCCAAACACCTTGCTTGGTGATTCTCTACGTGCTGACGAGGTCGTGGTCCCCCTTATGGGATCCTGTATAAGTCCTTGTGATTCCAGTTGATCCGCCAGTAGGTCGTTCAACGGACTGGTCCATTGGTCCACATTTGGTAAGGTTTCTCCGGGACTGTAAAATCTTTGATTCTTTTCACCCGCTGGCAATAAATCTGTCCCATAGTTCTTCTGTCCGGTTCTTGCTAATTCTCTTGCCGTTGATTGTGACTGTAAAGTTTTTGTTGTGGATCCATTCGCTGGCACCTGTTGGTTCACAAGTGGTTTCTGCACACAACCTATCCAGAAGGCACTGGCGTTGGACTGTTCTCCCTTGGCGAATATCACTAACACGTCAGTGTCCACGTCTGGTGGTACCGCCCACATTCCATAACTGTGTTGGGATTCCTTGTAGTTGCTTTCGTCTTTCTTTGAAACAGCATTTATACTCTTTGCACCGTAGAACGGAGACAGGTACTGGCACCATATTATCTGGCTCGCAGTGGGGTTTGTTGTCAGTGAGAGTGCTGGTATGTTCACACCCAGTCTGCCCATCTTCAATGGGTCAACAGTGACCTTTACCGTGCCGATGTACGGACCCGGATCGTTGTCGACGTACTTCTCGTTGAAGCTCTTTTGGTTGTCCTGTGTGTCAGTGAATCCTGCTGAAGTGTATGCCATACTTTAATTTATCCTGCTCCTTATACCGGCCAATCCCTATTGATCTTTTCAATCGACTCTTTGAATTCATCAAATTTTGTTATTGGTTTGGTTATTTTTTTCTTGATATCTTTCACACCGTCCTTGATCTCAGTTATGCTTTTTATCGAGGCGTTTGTCAACAACGGTACCGCACCCTCGCCCTGTTGGTTGTTGAACCTGCTACAGTGCAGTGTCTGTAGGAACTGTCCGTTGTCGAATTTTGTATCTATCTTGTTGACCTGGTACAGTCCATTGAAGAACAGGTTCTCGTCCCTGAAACGTTTCTTGCCACCATTGAACATGGTGCCCTCCCGTTCGTCTATGTCGTCGGGCAGACGATATCTCACGCTGATTATGGGTTGGAATCGGTCAGCGTTGAAACTGGCTGATGCTGTGTCGAATGACTCATCCTTGGCGCCGAATGACTTGCCGTCCTCTTGTATGGGCACGTACATGTCCTGGCAGATGTAGGTGGGATCCCCCAGTATCTCCAGTTCTATCCTCATCATGTCCACCTCAGGATTGGTCAGGTAATCATAGAACTGTTGGGCCTTGTTGGCCTCCCCTGACAGTGTCTGCACGGTGTTGGCACCCTTGATGGATGACGGATATTGTCTCAGAGGCAACAGCGGTTCTGGATCACGCTCCCTGCCGAACACGTTCCTGAACGCTTCTGTCAGCGGTGCGAACAGTCCCTTCTCTGTGTCACTCTTGTCGTCACCCCTCAAATTCCTCAGGTAGTAGGCGGTCTTGTAGTTGATTCTTAGGCCCTGCACGTCGACGTTGTCGCCAGTGTAGATGTAGTCATATTCCTTGTGTACCTTGCGACCCCAATCCACGTTGGCTATGCTGACCCCTGGACCAACGAACTTAAGGATGTGTATCTTGTAGGGTATGGCCTTGTATGTGATGGTCTTTGGATGCATCTTGGTTATGGGATCGATCTTGCTGGTGTCCGTGTACACAGTGGTCTTGATCTTGAACCAGTCTATGTACTGGTTGTTGAACAGTATCTTCTCGAATTCCTTGCTCTTGATTATGGAGGCCACCTTCTCCTTGGTGAGGCTCTCCTTGGTGTAGTCTGTGTTGGACCTGATGTATGTGGTCCAGAAATCGTTGGCCAACTCCTGATAATGGAATCCGGCCCTGATGGCATCCTCGAAGAACTTAGTGACTGCTATGCCCGAACTGGCCTGTGCAGACATGGTGTTCTGTCTAGGTGGGGGTGCATCAAAGTCTGAATTTAAACCAGAAAAGTCTTCTTGGTTTTGTGCTACCGATCCGGCGCTGTTGGTTGTGCCTGCTGTGTTCTTGTACTGTAATCCTTTTTTCTCAAGTTCACCGTCTATCTCGAACTTGTAGATGTCTGGGTAGTATCTACGTTGTTCCTCCTTCTCCTGTTTCATCTGCTCGGACAAGGCACGTTCCGCGGCCACGGCCCATTGATAAGGATCATTCCCTTCGATGGGCATAGCAGTACGTGGATACTTGAACCTGTCATCGAACGCAAGATCGGTGTATGGCACCGCCATTACCTGATATCTGGCACCGCCCTCGTTCACGTCGAAGTCCACCCTGCTGATCAGTATGGGTATCTTACGTGTGTGGCTCTTGTTGGTGCTGTGTCTGGCGTATGGTCTTCCCTGCTCGTCGAACCCTTGGAACTCTATGGTCAACAACATTGGTGCGTCCTGGTAGTCAAGGAAACCGTTGATCGCAGTCGCGGCCCTGACCTTCTCTATGAAAGTGATACCGTATGGTTCGTGTATCTCGAATTCCATCTTCGTGAAGTTTCCTAGGTTTCGTTCAGCGTTGGGTCCGACAGTTGACACCATGTTGACGTTCTCTATGAACAGGTCATGTGCCCTGTCCAATATGTCTATGCTGTCTTGGTACTGCTCGTAGTATTTCTTCTTTTCAAAATCCTTGATCAAAGTCCTGAAGGCTTCTGGCTCCTGGTTGTTCTCCTTGAACTGTCTCGTCTGTACTTTAGCGTCATCACCTATGCCTCCGGTACGTGCCACTATGTCATGCACGGGATTGGTCAGGAACTTGGCTGTCCTGATCTCCTGCTCGGTGATGCCACTCAGCGTGAATATGGTGTTGAACGATGCGTACTGGTGTAGCACGTTGGGTTTCAAGAAAGGTTTGCTGGCAGAACCTGATGTGGTGTATTTCTCCGCCATGTTATATTCCTAGGTCTGAGTTTACATTGCTGGGTTTAGGCAACTGTATGGTCACTCCTGGTTTGAAGTCGTATATGGGATCCTCTATCTGGTCTGGGTTACGCTGTGCGAACACCCACCAAAGCATAGG